TCTACGACATTAACTGCGTTATACGGGGCAGTAATTGCGGGAGGTACTGCTACTGACGCATCCGCACAATTACAGGCTGACTCTACAACAAAAGGATTCTTACCTCCAAGAATGACAACAACTCAAAAGAATGCGATTGGAACTCCTGCGGCGGGGTTGGTAATATATGACACCACATTAGGCAAGCTTTGCGTCCGAACAGCATCTGCTTGGGAAACAATAACATCTTTATAATAATAAATTAATCTTATGAAATTAATCGAAGAAGTATCAATCTGGGACAACGGTGTAAACAAGAAAGCTACTATACTAAATGCTTATGTAGTAAACTTAATTCTAAATGAATCAGCTACGTTCTACTACGGATTATCAGCACAAAATGAAGATGGTTCAATAGGTGAAACATTAACACAAGGCAATTTATCTATGACAGGCGAGGATTATACTCAATGGGTTATTGATAATGATGCTTGGGATTACATTGCTAAATCATTAAATCTTGTTATTGTAGGAGATTATGTAGCACATGTTATAGAAAATTCTGAATTATCATAGTACATTTATAATAATTTTTTAATCTAAACAACAAAAAAATGAAAGTTGATTTAAATTTTGATCTATCCGAATTGGATGGAACACCAGCACAAGGTATTAATCTTGGTAAAATTATTGCAGGCGCATTAGTTCAACAAACTAAAGGAGATGCTTTAAAGTTTTGGGATTGGGCAGTTGCTTTAAACAAAGGAGAAGCTTTAGAACTTGATTCATCTGATCAAGAAACATTGAAGAACTTTGTTAAGGAAAATGATAACATGACCATTTATGTTAAGGCTCAATTTTTAATGGCATTGAAGAAATAATGGAAAATTGGAACGAAGTAATCTTGCCTACGTTGACTGCATTTTTTGCATCTGCAATAACATGGGTTTTTGGTAGAAAAAAAGCACAAGTTGAAGTTGAAGCAGGTGAGATTACTAATGTCCAAGAGGCTATTAAAATTTGGCGAGAGATGGCTAATGATATGAAGCAAGAAGTAGCAGAATTAAAAGCCAAAGTAGAAACATTAACTACTGAAATTCATAATTTAAGAACAGAAAATATAGAATTAAGAAGTAAACTTGATGAAGATAAGCCAAAACGGATTAGATCTATTAAAAAGATTTGAAGGAGTTAGATTAAAACCTTACTTATGTCCTGCTGGTATTCCTACCATATCTATTGGATGTACCTATTACGAAGATGGTACAAAAGTTAGAATGACTGATCCAGAAATTAGTCAAGCACGAGCAACAGAAATATTTTTAAATGTTTTAAAGCATTACGAAAGTTCAGTTGATTCATTTACAAGGGATGATATTACCCAAAACCAATTTGATGCACTTGTTTCTTTTGCTTACAATGTAGGTACCGGTGCATTAAAAAATAGTACATTACTAAAAAAAGTTAATGCAAATCCAAACGATAAATTCATAGAAAGTCAATTTCTTATATGGAATAAAGTTAATGGAGTTCCAAACAAAGGTTTAACATTACGAAGGCAAACAGAATATAATCATTATTTCTCATGAAAAAATTAACATTTTTGTTAATACTTTTTGGAATTATATCTTGCAGGACAAGTAAGGTTGATACACAAAAATCTATTATCAGAGTAGATACATTTAGAACTGAAAAAATAGTTCATATTTATAATTCAGTTAAAGATACTTTATTGATTGAAAATCCATGCGATTCAGCAGGTATTCTGACACGATTTTATAGTAAGATAACCATTCCACAAGGTAACATAATAATAAGGTCTTACAAGGGAAATATTAAAGCCACAGTTGATTTAGATTCTATATCAAAAGTATATGAATTAAAATATCAAAATAAAACTTTAAATACCATTCATAATATTGATAAAATAGTTTATAGAAATATAATTCCTACATGGATTTTATTAATAGTTATTTTTGAATCATTAATCATAGGTGTGTATATTTATTTTAGATTCTTTTTCAAATTATGAATAAAACAGATAAATTAACTAAGATAAGGGAGCATTTTAATTCCATTAATTTAACTAATAAAGATTTTTATCATACATTTTATGAAATGTATGGATATAAATCATGGAATAGTTTAAGAAAACTAATGATTGCACATGGAATTACAACAAGTGCTAGATCAAATCAAGCAATTAATAGAGAAATACCACCAGTAATTGTTAATTATAACCTTGAAACAATAGATAATTTTGGTATTGAAACAAGTTTAGGTGAAGAATATAGATCAGCAAAACTACCTATTCATCTTAAAAAAGTTGGAATTTTATCTGATATACATTTTCCATATCATGATTTAGCAGCACTTACCTGTGCTATAAAACATTTAAAGGATCAGAAAATTGACTGCCTGTATTTGGCGGGAGATTGCTTCGATTTTTACGCAATAAGCAGATTTGAACGCGATCCCGACAAAAGGGATTTTAAAAAAGAAGTAGAAATGAATAGAGATTTCTTACAAAGATTAAGAGATATATTCAGAGATATTCCTATTTATTTTAAACTTGGAAACCATGAAAATAGGTATGCAAGAGCATTAAATAATGATGCAGAAGAATTTGCACAACTACATGATCTTCAATTTGACATATTTTTTAGACTAGATAAATTAGGTATTATTATGATTGAAGATTGGCAAGGAATGGAAATGGGAGATTTATTAGTTTTACATGGTCATGAATTGTATGGAGGTGGTGGAGTTAATCCAAGTCAAAACTTATTTAATAAGACTATATGTAATACATTAATAGGTCATGTTCATAGGACCAGTACTACACAAAAGAAAACAGGTTTTAAAGAATATATTAATACATATTCAATAGGATGTTTAACGGTACTTAGTCCAAAATATATGCCATTTTCTATGCACAATCATGGTTTTGCAATAGTTGAAATTAATGATGGTAAATCAAAGGTCCATAATATTCAAATAAGAGATGGTAAAATAATAAATTAGTATTACATTTGTTTTTCATAATTAGTTAAATAGGTTTAAGGGTTAAGACAATTTCCCCATTGATTTTATCGGTGGGGATTTTTTATTCCTAATAAACAATTAAAATAATTTTATATAAAGTTTTTTTATTTCAAATATTAGTTTTATCTTTGAATCAAGATAGCAACGATGCTATTTCTTAAACCTTAATATAATGAACAAAATCATTAAATTTTTCAAAGAATTTTATCAAACAGATCGAGAAGGTTTGTTTGGTATGATTACCATCACAATTTTTATTTACATTCTTTATTGTCACATTATCCCAATAATCACAGGACATGGAAACTATTAAAATAAAATTTAAGGATCAAGCTGGGTATTATTTTTATACCTTTTCATTCGATACAATCGAAGACCTTTGGGCAAAAGTTGCCAAAGAAGAAAGAGTTTACAAATCTAAATTCATTGAAATAAACCAAGACTAAAATGGAAAACAAATTAGCAGAAATTCAAGCAAAGGTTAAAGCACCTAAAGGACAATTTAATTCATTCGGTAAATACAACTATCGAAGTGCTGAAGATATACTTGAAGCAGTTAAGCAAGTAGTTAATCCAATGGGTTACTCAATTACGATTTCCGACACGATAATTAACGTAGGTGATAGATATTATATAAAAGCAACTGCAACTCTCTCAAACGGAAAAGAATCATGGTCAACAGATGGATATGCAAGAGAAGAAGAAAGCAAAAAAGGAATGGATGGAAGTCAGGTTACTGGGGCGAGTAGTTCTTATGCTCGGAAGTATGCACTTAATGGACTATTTGCATTGGATGATACAAAAGATTCTGATGCTACTAATACTCATGGAAAAGATGATCCTAAAATTATTCAAGTAACTAATAAGCCATTACAATATTATAAAACTATAATTGATAGTCTTGATTCAATTGAAGGATGTATGTCATTTTACAATGATAATTTATCTGAAATTCAATTAAATCCTAATATATTACCATTATTAACTACAAAAAAATTAAGTTTCACAATTAATAAATAAAAATGGAAAAGACAGAAAAAGTATTTGCAAAAGGTTTCATCTTCAAAAGAAATGAAAATGCACCAACATTTGTAATTGGTAATTTATCTCTTAACTCTAAAGATGCAGCAGATTTTATTGCAGCAAACTCAAAGAATGGTTGGATTAATTTAAAGATTAATCAAGCACAGAATGGAAAGTACTATGTTGAATTAGATACATGGGAATCAAAGTCAACTGGATCCGGAGCAATGACATATAAAACACAAGAACCTAAAAAAGATTTACCATTTTAATCATGGAAAAGAAAGCATATTTATTTAGGTGGATAGATTTATTAGATAGATCAAGATATTGCGAAAGGAGAATATTTTCAGAGTATGAAATTGAACCATATTTAAAAGTAAAATTGAAGTGGAGTGAACTTGAAGAATATGGTGAAGATTTAATTATTACTGAAGAAATGGAAATAGAACTTAATAAAAATTAAAATGAAACAATTTAAAAAAAGAGAAGCATATCAATTAGTTACAAATAATTTAAAAGAAAAGGGAATAATTCCTTTTTCTGCAAGGGAATATACGATTGATAATGTTACTGGCATTATTAATAAATTCGAGCATAAGCATAAGGAATATTTTTCAATGCACGAATCAGAAGTTTTAACAGAATGGGTAGAAGTTAAACGTAAATTAATTCAAGAATATGAAGAATCAAGGAAAAAGATTGCATTCGAATCAAACATCTGAATTTTTAACTATGGTTGGAATAGTAGGAATAATTAGTTGTTGGATATTTGCAATAGTTGTTGAACTTATTACTAAACTTTATAATCAATGAAAGAATTAACCTTTAATCAATGGCAAGCCCATATAACAAAACAGTTAGAATTAGATCGTAAAAAACTTTACTTAATACCTAAAAGACAAAAAAATGAGAACAAGTTTCAAACAATATCATCTCGATAATCCACAGGTTTACTCGGAATTTAAAAGACTGGCATTTCAACTAATCAACAGAGGTTATGTAAGATTAGGATCAAAACAGATATTTGAAGTCATTAGATGGCAAACAATGATATCTGGAAATGACCAGTACAAATTGAATAACAACTACACATCTGATTATGCAAGAATGTTTGAATTAGATCATCCAATTTATAGTGGATATTTTACTAAAAGATTGTGCAAATCGGTTTAAAATAGTTATATTTGAGAACAATTAACTAAGAGGGTAGGAGTTCTTAGGTAATTTAATAGGTTAAATAACCAAAGCCAGATTTGCACTCCTACGCAGACTGGCTTTTTTTATTTTAAAATGAAATACTACTTACACGATTCCAATTCATTTAATGATGAAAAAATTACCGAACTATATCTTGAATATGGATATGAGGGACTGGGATTATTCTACACAATATTGGAAAAACTTGCACTACAAGAGAAGCCAATTAAGACAAAAGTTCTTAAACATCAACTAAATGTTGGTAAAAAATTGGAGAAATGTTGGACTTTTATTGAAGAAATTGATTTGATTTCTACAAATAATGGTGAAACTTTTAACAAACAATTGCTAAACTTTAGTAAAAAGTATCAAGTTTCTAAAGAAAAAAACGCAAAACGTATTTCTGAATGGCGTGAAAATCAATCAGTTAGCGAAAATGTAACACGTTCAGAACCTGTTCGTAACGCTGATAAAGTAAAGTTAAGTAAAGTAAAAGAAAGTAAAGTAAAGTTAAGTGATATATTAACTCCACACATTTTTCTATTAGGTGATGAATACGATAATTTTTTATCTTATTGGACAGAGCAAAATAAATCTGGAAAGGAAAGATGGGAGTTAGAAAAATTCTTTAATATTGAAAGAAGAATAAGTACTTGGATTAATAATAAAACCAAATTTAACAATAATGGAAATAATACTGAGAAACTCGGAACAAGTGCCGCAAGAATGGAAGCACTTAGGAAGTGGTAATGCAATAGCAATACAACAGGCACAGAGTACCAATAGTTTGCGTGTAAGGAATGAAGAAGACATAAAGGAGGTATTACGTTATTCGATGCTTTTGGTTGGCTTACGAGGCAACAATCTACCAACAGAAGAAGAAAAATTTGTACTAACTAATTTTGTGAGATCTAATTTTGGAAATCAAACACCAGAAGAAATTAAGATTGCATTTGAAATGGCAGTTGCAGGTAAATTACAAGTAGATGCTAAATGTTATGAGAACTTTTCGTGAATACTTTGGTAGAATAATGAATGCTTATTTAGAATTT